TTTGGGCAATTAAATGATTTGCCAGAAACTGTTATGGAAGAAGGTGGTAAATTCTTTAAAGATATAACACCTGTAAGAAGTGGTAATGCTAGAAGCAGTACTGATACAAATGCTTCAGCAAAAAACCCTAAAATTAGTGCCAAGTATGGATACGCGGCTAGACTAGATGAAGGTTGGAGTAAACAAGCACCAAAGGGTATGACTGGGCCAACTGAAGATAAATTAGACCAGTTAGTAGACAAATACATTAGTAGGATAAAGTAGGATGGCTAAAAATATAGAAGTAACGTTAACGTTAGATACCAAGAAGTTTACTGGTAATCTAAAACGTGCTAAAACGCAAATGGCAGGGTTTGGCGGACAAGCCAATGTGACCAAAGGGTCCATTATGGGACTAGCGGCAAGATTTGCACCGTTAGCCGCAGGCTTAGTTGCTGTAACGGCGGCATTTAAAGGTGTAGGTGCAAGTGTAGCCGCCGCACGTAAGATTGAAGATATTGGCATTGTTCTTAAAAACATTGTAGGTGACGCAGAAGGTGGAGCTCAGGCTTTACAAATGATTAGAGACGTTGCACAAGAATTACCATTTGACTTTGAACAAATTGCAGGAGCAACACCAGCCTTAGCAACAGTATCTAAAGACATAAAAGAATTAGAAGAAAACACTAGACTAGCGGCAGACATTGCGGCTACTACTGGTATGAGTTTTGAAGATGCGGCTAGTCAGTTACAAAGAGCCTTTAGTGGTGGTGCTGGCGCGGCAGATATGTTTAGAGAAAAAGGTGTTCTAGCAATGGCTGGATTCCAAGCAGGTGCTAGTGTTAGTATAGATGAAACAAAGAAAAAATTACGAGAGTTTGGTGAAAGTGTAGAAGGCGCCGCTTTAGCATTAAATGATTCATTTAGTGGTGCGGTATCACAATCACAAGATAGGTTATTTGACTTTTCAGCAACAATGGGTGGTGCAATAGTTCCAGAATTTAAAACATTCCTTAGCAGTTTAGTTAAAATATATGATGACAACAAAGAAGCAATACAAGGTTTTGCCAAAGCAGTAGGCGATGGTGTAGTAGCGGCATTTTTTGCTTTCTTACAAACAGGTGCTGTAGTTGTTGACTTCTTAACAATGATGCATGGATTATTTAAAAGTGTAGCAGGATTTATACAAGACAATTTTGGTGAAGTTATTGGAAATGTAATGGACTTTGCAGTTAAGGCTATTGGTGGTGTTGTAGAAGCAATAGCATTCTTAGGTAAAGGTATTGGTAAACTAATTTCATTCACGACTGGCAATGATTCAATGGAAAAGTTTTTTGAGAATATTCAAAATGCGGCAAACAAAGCCAGAACTGGTGGTGTTGACCAAGTTAAAGTTGCACTAGAAGACTTAGGTAATGTAGTTCCAGAAACTAGAGCACAAGACTTTATTGCACAACTTATAGCAGACATGACAGCCGCAGGATTAACTGCAGAAGAACAAGCGGCTAAATTAGCCAAAACATTAGAAAATACTGTTGATGCAGGTGCAACTATTATTAAAAATGGTGCCTCAGATGCTACAACAGTATTAAGTGACTTTGCAAGTTCCGCCGAAACACTAGAAGCAACATTCTTTAGTGCTACAAAAAGTTTAACAGATGGGTTAGCACAAAGTTTAATAGACGGTGGTAGTGTGTTAGGTAACTTTAAAGACTTTTTTAGAAAAATTGTAAAAGAAATGATTGCCCAAGCACTTAAATTAGCAGTTATACAACCAATACTAAGTTCAATATTTGGAGTATTTGGCTTTGGTATAGACTTTAGTTCAAATAAAATTAGTAAATTACCAGGAAGGGCAAGTGGTGGTCCAGTAATGCAAAACAAACCATACATAGTAGGTGAAAGAGGACCAGAACTAATGGTTCCAAGTACTAATGGCACAATTATACCAAACGAACAATTAGGTATGGGTAGAACAACCAAAGTTACCTACAACATCAACGCCGTAGATGCTAGAAGTTTTAAACAACTTGTAGCACAAGATCCTGAGTTTATATATACAGTAACACAGGCTGGCGCAAGGAGGATACCTAGATAATGAGTTTACAAACAATAGTAGATAATGCAACATATTTCACAATAGATAAGAAAAAAGTTGCCGCACAATCAGTAAGTAGAAGTGGTGTAGTAATGACTGCAGAAAGAACTAGTGTAGTTCCTTACAGATTTATCGTAGGTATGCATGAAGGATTAACTTACAGTACCAACAGAGGATTATTAGAAGATTTAGATGCTTTAGACATCACAACAGAAGCCACAATAGATATAGGTGCCACAAATACAAATTTATCTTATATTACTGCTTATCAAGGTGGTATAACTAGTGGAACAATAACATCAGTAGGTTCAAATGGCAAAGAATTATACGTCAATTGCAGTAGTTTAGGCGGAAGTGGCACATTGTTTAAGAAAGGTGATTTCTTACAGCCAGTGGGCGACACAGGCGCTTACAGATACCCTTATCAAGTAACATCAGATGTTAGTTTTAGCACAGGTGCTAATGTAACTATACCAGTTCACAGACCAGTTATTAGCCAAGACGGTGTAGTAGTAACTAGCGGTAATGTAAACAAAGGCACAGACGTTAGATTCAAAGTTAAAATGGCAATTAAGCCAAGTTACAGTATTGTGCCACATGATAGAGTCGCTTTTACAGATGACTTTGAATTAGTAGAAATAATCACTACATAGAGGAAACAAATGGCAACAAGTATACCACAAGTAACAGGCGTAAACAATATAATACATTGTATGCTAATTGATTTACAATTAGGTGCAAACACTTATCATTTAAGTAGTGCATACAAGCCAGTAAGTTATAATTCAAACACATATACAGAACTAGGCAGTTTTATACAAATAGGTGAACTTACTGAAGACATAAAGACAACAAACGGCGATATAGCAATTACATTAAGTGGTATTCCTAGTGAAGCAGACTATATGGCACAAGTATTAGGGTCACCAATAAAAGGCGGTCAAGTTACACTGAGTAGAGCATTTTTTAATGACAATCTAGAATTCAATGCATCTAATGTGTATGGTAGATACAGTGGTGTTATAACAAACTTTAGTATAGGTGAAACAGAAAGTTTTCTAGAAGGTGATAATACAAATAGTATTACAATAACCTGTGCAAGTATTAACACATTATTAGAAAACAAAGTTTCAGGACAAAGAACAAGTTTAGCAGACAGACAAAAATTCTTTGCTGGAGACCAAACATTTAACAGAGTATCAGACTTACAAAACGTTCAGTTTGACTTTGGTAGAGAATATAGTGCTACTAGTGGCGGTGGTGGATATGGACCAGGTGGTGGTGGTGGCTACGGTGGTGGATTTAGATTTCCTGGAATGATGAGATAATGATTAGGCATGCTACCATACAAGACTACGATAGAATTATGCAGTTAATGATTAATTTTGCAAATAGTTCACCATATGAGCCTTTACAAGGGCCTAAATATGATGATATGTATATTAGAAGATTACTAGATGCTTTTATAAAAACAGGCGTAATACTAGTAGGAGAAAAAGACGGTGCTATACAAGGTATGTTAATTGGACAAATTATTCCTGACATATGGCTACCGCATATAAAAACATTAAGAGAATTGGCCTGGTGGGTAGAACCAGAATACAGACATTCTAGTTTAGGATATAGATTATTAAAAAAATACCAAGATATAGGCAAAAGATTACAAAAAAAAGAAGTTATTAATGGCTTTACTTTGACCAACATGGAAATATCTCCAGACTTTGATTTGGAAAAACGTGGTTGGTGCAAAGCAGAAACAAATTATGTATATGGAGATGTGTAGATGGCAATTTTTACTTATATAGCAACAGCAATAGTTGGAGCAATAGGAACAGTAGCAGGTATTACATTGGCTACTTCAGTTGCTGGTGTAATCACACTAACAACAGCAGGAACTATTGCAACCAGTTTGATTGCTGGTGGTTTAGGATATATTACTGCCAAAGTAACAGGTGTATTTAAAACACCAAACATACAAGCACAAAAAGATCCTGGTGTTAAAGTGCAATTATCACCTAGCACAGACAGACGTGTGCCTTTATTTTATGGTAAAATACACACTGGTGGTATTATTGTAGATGCAGAAATTAAAAACCGTAACAACACAATGGTATACTGTATGGTTATTGGTGAAAAAACAGATGCAGGAGCATTCACTGTTCAAAGTATTAAAAGACAAGATGCTACACTTAATTTTACTGGTGCTAATGTTACTAGTTGGACAGATCCAAATGGCACAACAGCAAGTAAAATTGCAAACAAAATGCGATGTAGAGTGTTTGCCGGAAATGCACAATCAAGTGTTAATCAAATATTTCCTACTACAGGCAAAGTAGCGGCACAATCATTAATGAGCACAATAACTGCTTCAACAAATTATGAAGACTTGGTGTATGCTATATTTGAAATAGATTACGATGCAGAAGAAGGATTAACAGCATTAGGCACAATAACATATGAACTCACAAACAGTTTAAGTGAACCCTCTAATGTTTTACTCGATTTCTGTCGCTCGAGCAGATACGGGGCGGGTCTAAGTAATGCTGAATTGGATTTAAACAGTTTTAACGACCTCTACGACTATTCTACGGCCCAAGTTGCATTCACAAACGTTGGCGGTGGTGCAGGAACACACGATAGATGGAAAATTGATGGTCAGTTAAGCACATATCAAGCAGTAAAAGACAATATAGACCAAATATGTCAAAGTTGTGCAACGTTCTTTACATACGATAACAAACAAGGTAAGTTCAAAGTAGTTCCTAACAGAGAGGCTACCACCGCAGAAAAGAATGCGGCTTTTGTATTTAATGATGATAATATTGTTACTTCAATTGATATTACCAGTACAGAATTATACAGTTTATACAATCAAACAGAAGCAGAATATCCAAGTGTTGCACAAGAAGACCAAACAAAAACAATTATAATTAGCACACCTAGTGGCGATAAAAACACCAACGAGCCTGATAACATGTTAGGTACTAGATACAATTTAGTTAATGATGCACCTAGAGTTCATAATTTAGCAAACATTGATTTACGTCAAAGTAGATTAAGTACTGTGGTGCAATTCAATGCTGACTATAGTGCATTAACAGTAGACGTAGGTGACATAGTAAAATTAACAAACACACTTTATGGTTTTAGTGAAAAATTGTTTAGAGTCATGAAAGTTAGTGAAGTTGAAAGTGAAACAGGTTATATTAGTGCAAAACTTACGTTATTAGAATACAACGACAGCATATACTCACACGATACTGTTCAAAGCGACGGTGCTTTAGGATTAAGTGGTATTCCAGCATGGTGGGATATATGGGGCAACGTTGATTATGGTGACATTTCAAACATTATAGGTAACATCACTATTGTGGATGATCCTACATCAAATACTGCAAACATTGTAAATCCACCAGATGGCAATGTTATTGCAAACATAGACATAGGTAACATTGACATTGGTATCGGTGGTATAGGTATAGGTTCAGGATTTGGTATGCTACCAAGTATAAACTTCCCTATCACTATACCAGACATTCCAGATATTAGTGAGATTGTTGCAAATGTAAATCCTGTTAGCAGTACAGTAGCAAACACTATTGTGAATATGCCACCTACAATTATACCAATCAAACCACCAAAAGGTAACACTACTTTTACTCCGGGTGAAGAAATAAATGTAAGTTTACCTATACCAGACCCTGCTTTACAAGACCAAAGTTTTAGTGTTGGGCCTTTACTGCCAGACTTTATTGCTAACATAGATTTAAGTATGATTAATCCTTTTGGACAAACAACAGCAATATCAACTGCACCTAACATAACACTTGCACCAAAAGGTAAAATTGACAGAGGTCTACTTGGACCAGTGCAGGCAGGATTACAAGTAGAAGAAGATGGTTTTAATGCCAGCATGGCAAATAGTGCAACAAGTAATGTGCAATTACAAACAGATGCCGCACTAGTTACAGCAAACACAATTATTGATGTAGGTGCTATTGACGAAGGTATATTCAGTGCTGTGAACAATATGGTTCCCTATGGCGCCACATTAGCAGATGGCAACGCCGCTATTTCTTATCTACCATTTAGAACAATAGAATATAAAGCAGTAGATGTTGCACCAGATGGTAAAATGACTGCAAACACCAGCATAAGCAATATTGGTGAAATTGTTCTAGGAAGTGGTATTCAAGGCACAGGCATAACACAATTGGGCACATTTGATGATAACTTTAAGTATGAAGTTAGTAGGGCAAGAGGTAACATTGTAGCAGTAGGCGGTAGTGCACCTCCAGCCAGTAATGTATTGCAATATATTCCTGCAAACGTTACAGTAGGTAACTGGGCAAACACAAATTTAACTGACAGTGGTAGTGGTAGAAGAGTAGACGTAACTAATTCAGACAAACGTATCAGTAAGTCAGACTTTTATCTAGATATAGGAGGTTTCTTCTAATGGAACAGTATATATTTTATAACAAAACAACAGGTGATATTTTTTATGCTAAAAACCTTAGACATGATGGCAAAGCAGATGAATTAGTTACTAAGAATCCTAGTTTTCCTATGGCATGGAAAAAAGCAACTGAACTAACTGGTTTGTTCTTAAGTGAACGTTCACAAAAGTTAGATTTAACAACAACACCATTCAGTGTTGTAAAAAGACCTTCACCTTTGATGAAACCATTTAGAGAAGAAATAAAAGAACAAAGAAATGCTAGATTATTAGCAAGTGATTGGACACAAGGTGCTGACAGTCCACTAAGTGACAGCAAGAAAGCAGAATGGCAAACATACAGACAAGCACTTAGAGATTTAACTTACAGTAATTTAAATCATGGAGATTCTGTTACATGGCCCACTGAACCAAGTTAAGGATATGAAGATATGAGCGAACAACACAAAAACAAATACCTAATTGAAGGAATAATTACTAATTTATTTGATGACGACAACGTTTGGCAAGGAATGCCTGGCAGAGTTATTGTAGTAGACAATGAATTTGTAAACATAGACGAATACGCCGCAGAGTTTGGCTTTACACTACCAGATTCTTAAGAATTCGATAAATACAAGCATAGAAAGTAACGAGAGAACACTCTCCTTACACATTTCCAACAGGAGAGCACAATGGCAGGTAGATTACTATCATTTTCACAATATATTGGTGGTGCTAATAACGTAGTTATAGCAGAAAATTTCCCATCAACACAAAAAACATATCAGTACGACTTTCCGGCTAACATATACAACTATTCATTTAGTGTAGAAAGCCAAACAATCGTAGTTGATACATTAACTTATAACGCGGCAGACGGTCAGCCTAACTTTACTAACAGTAATGTTGTAGGAACTTTTGCCAATGTCACAATAGGCGCAGGTAACGTAAACCCAGTAAGTAACGCAGACGGAACAGTAAACATTACTATTCCTGCAGACATATATACTGGACCAATTGAACCAGATGCAAGAGCCAATGTGCCAATTAATGTTGTAAGTGTTACATGGAGTGATAGTGGGACAACACCAGCAACAGTTGAAAGCCATAGATATGCTCTTATACAAAGATACGAACCAGGTGTCACAGTTGGAAATCCGAGATTAAGCAACGTATTTTTACCAATTGGCACAGGTGCAATTAGCACATTTACAGGTGCAGGCACAGCCGATGCAAGTAGAACAGCAGGCACATACTCAGGTGTTACTGGTGTTACAAGTGGACCAAGTGCATCAACAGGACAAACAGGCAGTGGTGCTACTTTCCAAGCATTAGTCTTAGCCAATGGTGTATGCGAATTTGACATACTAACACGAGGATCAGACTATGTAGTTGGAGACACTATCAACATTCTAGACAGCAGTTTAGGTGGTGGTGGTGCGGCCGATATCACTATAACTGTAACAGCAACAAGTTAAGGAGATATAATGGCTAATATAGTAATCACAGAAACAACTCCAAATGTAACTGTAAACAGCAGTAACAATACAGTCACAGTAACTAATGATACTTCAAACATTGTTGTATCAAATATTGCTGTAGCAGATATTGACCAAGTATTACTTGCTCTTAGTGTAAATGATACTGGTGGCGATGGCAGTTTATCTTACAACAACACTAGTGGTGTATTCACATACACAGGACCTAGTGCAAGTGAAGTAAGAGCTCATATATCAAATACAGATCCTGTTTTATACAATTCATCCACAGGTGTTGTAAGTTTAAACAACACAACACTACTCAGTGGACAAACTACTGCAAATTTAAGTGAAAACACTAATTTATACTATACAAATGAACGTGTAAGAGACACTATTGCAAACACTTTGGTTGCAGGTGCTAACATTACAATAACAAATGACGATGCAAACAACACAACAACTATTGCCGCAGACTTAACAGGTGATATTGATAGTGTAGTTGCAGGAAGTGGTCTAACAGGCGGGGGCAGTTCAGGTGATGTAACACTAAATGTAGGCAGTGGCTATGGTATAACAGTAAATGCTGACAGTATTGAACTTACAAACAGTGAAGTTCAAGCACAAGCCAACGTAGCACTAGGGAACAATACAACAGATAACCTTTCAGAAGGTTCAACAAATTTATACTACACTAACGCAAGAGCCAATGCCGCTTTTGTGGATAGTTTAGACAACATAACAACTGCAATAAGTTCAAACGCAAACATCACAACAACTGCAAATATACAAGGTGCTGTAATAAAAGGCACAAGTATTGCAATTAGTGGTGACAGCAGTATAACAGGCAACTTAAATGTAACCGGAAACATCAACTCAGAAACAGTTACAGACTTGTTTGTTGAAGATAGAAATATAACATTACAGTTTGGAGCAACAGGAACACCAAGTGCAAACAGTCAAATATTTGTAGACAGAGGATCAGAATCAAACAGTTACATCAAATGGGATGAAAATGGAGATGCTTGGAAGTTTAGTAATGATGGTAGCACAGAATATAAGATACCGGCAAGCACAAGTGACCTAGCAGAAGGTACGAATTTATATTATACTCAAGCACGTTTTGATACTGCATTTAGCGGTAAGTCAACAACAAATTTATCAGAAGGTACTAACTTATACTTTACAAATGCTAGAGCAAATGCGGCATTTGTAGACAGTTTAGATAACATAACAACAGCACTTAGTTCAAATGCAAATATCACAACAACAGCCAATGTTGCAGGTGCAAACTTTATAGGTAACGTTACAGGTAATGTTACAGGTTCACCAAGCAGTTTAGCAGGGCTAGATACTGATGATTTAAGTGAAGGTTCAAGTAACTTATACTTTACAACTGCAAGAGCAAATAGTGCCATAGGTGCTTACACAGGTAATTTAACAGCAGTAAACACTACTGGCAACATAACAACAACAGCAAATGCAAGTGTAAACACACTACTTACAGACAACATTGAAAGTGGTAGTGGTGCAAATGTAAACATTAAAGGACAAGCCAACGGTATACACTTTAACAAAACAATTTCAAGCACAGAAACTAGAATATTTGACGTAGACACAGAAGGTTACGGTGTTAAAGATGCTGATGTAGGCACAAACTTTGACAATGTAAGTTTCAAATCATTGATGTGTCAACTTACAGCAACAGCAGGTGGCAATACAGCAACAATTTCTCCATTATTCGGTGGTGCTTTTGGCACAAATATAATGTTTGGTAGACAAGTTAGTGCAACAACATTTACAACCAGTTTTGGTGTAGGTGCAACAGCAGAAGCGGCACTTACAAATGCAACAGGATTAGGTGGTGCTGGTGGTAATGCTAAAGGTTGGACTGTATATGTGTTAGCAGATTCAAGTTCTACAACAAGTTTACCAAAAGAATCATTTATGACTAGCATAAGTGGTAACGTTGCTACATTTAGTGAAAACTTTACACAAAACATTTCCGCTGGTGCTAGTGGATTTAGTGCTTTATTAGTTGCAGGTGCGGCAAGCACTACACAAAACTTAGCATTCAGTATTGATACTGATACTTCAAATACAAGTATTCCTTTTGTATCAATGAGACCAAGATACAGTGAGTATGACTTGCCACAAACATTATCAAATGTTACACTAGATGCAATAAGTTATAATACCAGTGGTGGTGCTTCAACAGTTGACTTAGCAAA